TAGCAGGCGGAGCATTACTAATTACAAATGACGATGCTGATAACGATCATGACTTTTTTCAATTAAAAGGAGAGTCTTTTAAATACGATTCAACAAAGAATATGTTTTTTAAAGCTCGTTTTAAAGTTAACGATGCAACGCAATCAGATATTGTAATGGGATTACAAATTACTGATACATCTCCATTAGCAACAACTGATGGTATCTTTTTTCAAAAAGATGATGGTGATGCTAATCTAGATTTTCACATTGAAAAAGATTCAACACAAACTGACAACACAGCAATAGCTACTTTGTCTGATGACACTTTTGTAGACGTTGCTTTCCATTATGATCCAAAAGGTAACAATGGAAGTGGTAGCTTTAGAATATTCGTAGATGATGCTATCGTTGCAGAACAAACTACTTTAACTAACGTACCAGATAACGAAGAACTAACAGTATCTTTCGGTATTCAAAATGGTGCGGCTGCGGCTAAAACTATGACACTTGATTTTGTCATGGCGGCAGTAGAAAGATGATCTTTAGTAACAAACTAGCTTTACTCCTCTTAGTATTGAGGAGTGAGGCTAAATTATTTTTATTAGGAGGAAAGAATGGCTGATGCAGTAACTTCACAAACAATAGGTGATAATGTTGGTGCTAAAAACATACTTGTAAAACTAACAAACATATCTGATGGCTCTGGTGAAAGTGCAGTTACTAAAGTTGATGTATCAGCGTTGGCTAAAAGTGCAAACGGAGATGCATGTTCAAGAGTAAATGTAGAAGAAATATATTACGATATATTTGGCATGCGAGTAGATTTACTTTGGAACGCTAGTTCTAATGTAATTTGTAAAGTTTTAGGTAGTAATGG